CTATTTAGGTCAAAAATGCGGCATGGATGACGAAAGAACCGTTGCATTTGATTTAAACGGCAATGTAATTACTTGCCAAAATGTCAGTGCTATCGAAATTAACAAAAACGGAGAACCTCACTTAGGTGGTAAGATTACTGAGATCGAGGACGTAAAAATTACTACTAGTACACACTGGAGTAATCGTGCAGAATGTCCAAGTTGTCCAGTGTTGCATATTTGTAAAGGTGCATGTATGTTCCTTTCAGATGAATTCTGGACTACAAGTTGCAATAACGCCTATAGCGATAACGTACCATTGTTTGCCGCAAGTATTGAAAAAATAACAGGTGGTTATGTTCCTTACCATATTAAGGGCAAAGGATTACCATTAGAGCGCCAAGATATCTGGGGCGGTGTATTCAAACACGAAGAAGAAAAGAAAAAAATAATACCTATTAAGATTGTCAGTGAAAAAGTTGCTGTAATCGACAATGTCGAAGTTTACGGTAAGAGTTCCTTGATAAATACTGAACAGGAATAAGGAATAGCAGATCATGAATTTAACTCAAAATTTAATACAGTTTCAACATTCGCAGTTGATAGCACTAGATATAAAATTTACTGACACTGGATTTCAGTGGACAGTATTTGATGCCTATAAAAAATCAGAATTGCAGTTGGAATGGGCTAGTTTAGCAGATAATACCGTTACTGCTAGAAAAGTAGCCGGAGTTAGATATCCAAGCCCTGCTGACGAATTTGCATGGGAAACAGAAACACATAGAGTTTATAGTCAAACTTCAGGAGTCTATCCTGGTGTAACAGCAGGAATTTCTGGAGAAATAAATTGGACAGATATTACCAACAATGAGGGATTTTCAGATCATGCTATTTTTGCAATCACTCACCCAGCTGACCAAGTTACTGTAAGAAATTTAAATGTAAGATACGTTCAACAAACTGCTTTGAATACAAGAACAGGTATCCCATTATACAATTTAGTAGCCAATTCACAACTACATAAGAAAAATCCAGTTAGGGCAATGTCTTTGCAAAAGAATAGTCCTATGATTTTAATTTCTATTCCGTTTGCAGAAATGAATCCATCAGATTGGAACATGATGGTTGCGTTGGGCGATAGCGATCCTGGCCTAGTAAGAATATCGTCAGGCGAACAATTCACAAATGTAATCACCGACGAGCTTGGCAGAATCGTATATACTATGCCAAAAGTTTATTTTACAAATAAGACTGCTACTGTCAGCCCAGACGGCTATGTCGATTTACCGTTTTACTTAGGAACTCCTACCGATTTAAATCCCCCAGCAAAAACAAGCTCTGAGCATGGATTGCCTATAACGGATCACAATGCAACTATATATTTAAAAACTACGGCAGGTCACTTGAATAAACAACAAGTACAAACAGTCAACGGTGTAGGAACTGTTCGTTTAATTGCAACACATCTTGTTCCAGGTGACACTATCACAGTAAGTTGTGGTTTTCAATATTGGTCAGGATCAGACGACTGCGTTATAACCGTACAATAAGGTTTTTATGAAAATAGGCATTATAGGTAGTGGTACCGCCAGCGCCGTTTCATTACTTGCAATTTTTGATAAATTTAAATTCCATAGATGCAAACACATAGATGTGTATTGCATATACAATCCTGACATTCCTGTAACTACTGTGGGCGAAAGTACTAGCCCTATAATGCCTAGTTTACTTTATCATGCTATTGATTTTTCTGTTACTGAAGAATTAAAAGAGTTCGATGGTACCCTTCGCTGGGGTACTCGTTACTACTGGGAAGATATTAATGATAAAAATTTCCTAGTAAGGCATGGACATACAGGATTGCATGTCAACAGTGAAAAATTTAGCGGATTTGTTATCAACAAACTTGATAAATTATACGATAATTTTTTTCAAATACACGGTAATGTCTCAGACATAACACAAGATCATACTCACGTATCGATATTAGTCGACGGAGTGCAACATAAATTTGACTATATCATCGATTGTAGAGGATCACCGTCGGCCGAAGAAATGGATAGTGGACTATACGAATTTCCAAAATTTGAAACAGTTAACTCAGTAATACTATTTCCTGACTTTAAAGAGTATAACGAAGATTTAACAAGTGCATATCCACATGACGACGGCTGGATGTTTGGAGTACCATTAACTCATCGTAAAGCCTTTGGTTATCTATATAATAAAAATATAACAACTCAGGAAGAAGCGATTGAAAAATTTTCTAAATTAAAAAATATTGATGCTAGTAAATTAAGAAAATTTAGCTGGAGACAGTATTATAAAAAAGAAGCAATGAATGGACGCATATTATCCATGGGTAACAGACTATATTTTCTTGAACCTGCACAAGCATTGCCGTTACATTTTTATATAAATTTGTCTGTAGAGTTTATTGAAACATTAATTAAAGGTACTAATTTACAAACACCGCATTTTAATAGAGGAATTAATACTTCTTATCTTAAAAGTATGGAAGATATGTTGAATTTAGTTGCACTAAACTATGTAGGTCCTTGCAAAAAAGATACGCCTTTCTGGAATACAGTCACAGCACTGGCTAAAGAACGTTTACAAACATCGGAAAGATTTCAAAAATATGTAAGATTGTGTCAGCAGACTGGAGAATACGAGCAGTATTGGGCACACAATTCAGCCTTGATGAAAGAATATATCGAAGGCTTTGATATTAAACTAGATCAACTAAGTCAAATATAGTTTGTAATTTGGTACGAATAGTTTTACTGTTAAAACTATTACGTAGTCCTTGATGTAAGGGTTTAGGTGTGCGATCTACAGTAGTCCAAGCCCAACCAATGTGTTCGTCACTCAAGACAGGAACAAACTCGTTATCTATTACACACAAATAAGTATGAAAATTAAATACTTTATCGTTACTGACAAATGTTTCTAATGGGATTGTTTTAATTATTTTAGGCACTGCACCTATTTCTTCTTTAATTTCGCGTTGAAGACCTTGCCAAGGTGTTTCACCTATGATGTTTGTCCCGCCGACTAATCCCCACGTGCCTTCGTGTTTACCGTGACTTTTTTGAAGTAATAAAAATCGTTGTGTAGATTTAGCATAAAATAATGCACCACTACAAACTATTCTATCTTTTACAATATTATTTTCCATTGGCCCACACCATATTCACCTTCAAAGCTCTTGACCCATGCAACCCCGTTCCACAAGTACTGAACTCCAGTGTATATATTCGTTTGCCATACCATAGTGTCTGATTCTAGAGCGGCATGAAAAATAACTTGCCATACTGAACCAGTATATTCTATAATGTCATTAGCATTAGCTACTAAACTGCCCCATACGACAGCAGGATTTGTATTAGTCGTGTTGCCTATATCTTCAATAATTAGATAACGTGTACCTGCTATTGGGTTGTTAGGTGTATAAGTTTGAGGATTAATAATGGCATCAAAAGTACCAGGGCTGTTTGGTCGATAACTAGTAGCGGCATTGTAATCTTTTACATCTGTACTTAAAAATCCGTTACTATCAATTCCAGTATTGCTAGTCAATGTATCTGTATTATAATTAATTTGTAAAATTGCAGGATTTGTAGGATTAATAGCAATAGTACCTATAACGTAAGTCCCATTTGGTTGCAACAAATACAACATACTAGAACCTGCAACATATTTTCCGGGGAATAAATTGAATACACTTTCCCAACTTTGAGGATTACTGATCGGAGTAGGAATAGTCAACGTCGGTTCTGGAGGATTAACACCTCCTCCTGATTCTAACAAAGTTGCCTGGCCGTCGTATACTGCTATAGGAAATCCTGTAACTGTAACATTTTCAGTAGCAAGCAAATTGCTAAATGACGGACTAGTGCCATCAGATTGTAGTGCAGGATCTATTCCTAATCCTTCAACATACCCAGACGGATAAGTTCCTTCGGACCCATAGACACTTGTAATAATTTTTGTAATAACACCAAGATGTTTGACCTTAACTGGAGGACTAATCCAGATAGGAGAATCTAAACTTAATGTTGCTATATCAATAGGAGTATCATTGCCGACAGGAACTTGTCTACTATCCCAAACGATATCTCCTAAATTAAGAACTGATAAACTAGTCCAGTCAATATAGTTGTCTGTGGTTTGCAATTCTAAACTAGGGTTGAATAACACTAGTATTTGTTCTAATATTTGTAATTTTTGATCAGTACTGCTAGTCCAAATATCGCATTTCATCTTTAATTGAAAAGGAGTAGGCATCAAGCGTTCAACTGTATAATTACGTCCTTGATTTCCGGTATAATTATTTCCGTTAATATCTCTTTCGCGAAAATGCAACTTGCCTACATAAGTTTGATCAGCTAACCTATTTCTATCTAGTTCTAAACCAGTTACATACACACTTATACGTGGAATACTATTAACAGCATTTTCACTGTTTTGACGTATGATGCTGGCCACTTGACGATCTGCATCGCCGTACATTACGGGTACTTGATGTAGTGTTCCATCTCCATATTTGACCACAAAATTACTGAGCACTCGTATAGTTTGTGTCAAATATCTTCTTACTTGTCCGTCATAAAACCACTGCATTATAGATCCGCCCTAGGTTTGAGAGCAGTTGATAAACTTGATCGTTGTGCATCTCGTGTATTATATAGTGTAACTGTCCATTGACCAGCAGTAGGTATGGTTTGTTGCGTGTTGTTTATAGTTGGCAATGTGATTCTTAAACAAGTTGTTTGTATTCCTGCTGGACTTGTATACAAATATGAACTATACATTGTCGGATAATCACTTAATGCATATTCTAATTGCGTTACACCAAATTTAAATACTACATAAGGAATAGCATTGTTTGTTGCATACAATATTCTAGTATTGATTTGTGTGTCGCCCAGTGCTAATGAAATCACATCACTTGATACTTGATCATTATAGGTATAATTTGTATTGTTGATAAAGCCAGTTTTTAATGTTGATCTTGTATCATTATTAGTCATATTCATTCTAACCGCATCTTCTACTTTAATCCATGCACTGCTTGGTCCGTCAAAACGAAATAATCTGTTAGGTAAGAAATCTGTTCTCAAGAAAAAATCATCTGTGCCTGGGTTTTCGGGAAATTGTATACCAAACCCAAATGCATTACCATTGGCAGGATACCCATTACCAATTAAATATCCTGTGTATC